TGATGCGTTTTTACGCAGAATGAATGCTTCAACTAGTAGTGGGTTTGGTCTATCGGGTGTTAAAGGTGATCACTTGCCAATCTATGATGACAGTGAGTCTCCGGAAGTTTATAGAGAGCTTACTCAAGAATGTAAGAAAATCTTGTTAGAATATTTCAGAGATGGTCTCAATGGAGATGCTCTTAACTTTATAAATTCTACCGCTCTGAAGGACGAACCTCGTACGCTTGAAAAGTGTATCGCAGGTAAAACACGGGTGTTCAATATATCACAGCTTATGGCTGTTGTTATTTCACGCATGTTTTTGTCGCCTTTTTATACTTTAATGGTACAACACAACGATGTGTTTAGAACAACTGTTGGTATAAACATGCATTCAGAAGGTGCTAGTTTTATAAATGAATTTCGAGATCACTCTGATGATATAATGGAAGGTGATTATGGTGGTTACGATACTACTATGCCTTTCAAAGTTACCAGAGCTGCTAACACTATTATTGAAAGAGTTCTTAGAGCTCTTGGTTACAATGAGTTGGCTCTTTCTATGGTGAGAGCTATATTAAGTGAAAATTTATTTGTGATATTAGAAATTCTCAAGGATATTTTCACAATTTTAGGATATCAACCTTCAGGTAAATATGCTACAGCTGAAGATAATTCTTTGAAGGGTCTTATATTGGTCGCATACTGGTTTTATTCCATATACGATTCTAGTGAAGATTTTTTCGAAGTATGTAAACTCCGTACCTATGGTGATGACATGTTAAATGGTGTCAAAAAAGGTTATGGTGATGTTCTGAATAATATCACGTATCAGAAGTTCTGTGAAGAAGTGTATGGTATGGAATTTACCACTGCAGAGAAAGGTCAGGTCATGGAAAAATTCAAGACATGGCGCACTTGTTCTTATTTGAAAAGGACTTTTGTAGAACATGATGAGTTGGGCACAATCGTAGCTCCACTCGACATGAATAGTTTACTTAAAACATTACAATGGTATATTCCTTCAAGGACTGTTACTATTAGTAAACAACTTCAAGACACATTTAATGCTGTCGTATGGGAATTAGTATTCCATTGTGGTAGTGATACTCATCATAAAATACGTGAACGATTAGTCACTATTTTGAGTTCCTACTTAGAAGTTGATTACTCTATTGTAAGTAAAAATATTTGTACTTTCGAGGAAGTTAAAGAAAGATTATTTCCAGCTACTGAAAATGCTGTTGAATACGATCTTAGACAACCTGCATCTGATGCACTGTACACTTCTACTTTAAATTTATTTGTAATGTTTATAGAGGACACGGATCCTTCCACTGAATGCTGGTTATTATTAGCTAGACAAGTGAGTGAGGATTTACAGCGGGATTATCATGATTTCGTGAGGGATGTCTTACGTTTGCGTACGGCAAGAACTCAAATCTCCACTGAACGTGGATTTACAGAAGGGCAGAAATATGCGCTTCTTGAAAAAGAAATTGTTGGTGAACATACGCAAAGTTTTTATACTTCGGAAAAGGTATCTAAACATAGTATGTTTGTTACGGTTGGATCGAAAGAGGTGTCAACGACACTAGCCAACCTTAAATATAAAAATAAACCGTTGTTCCAAGATTTGGCAAGCTTTGAATCATGCTTGTTATCTTATTACCGATTTGCAGAGATAAAACAAGACGAAAGTCTTTTCTCCGAGCCTATCAGTTCACTCTTAGTGGATAGACTCACTTTCTATACAACTCAATTGACTCGAGTTGAAAAAGAAATAAAACTCATGAATACTATGTTTGTTAAAGACATATATCAGTTAAAGAAACGTCCTTTGGTGACTTCATCACCTAGCATGCATTCCAAATCTGAATATATTGTTCGTGTACTTAGTAGAGAAGCCGATCTTAAACTCACTATTGGTTTAATCAATAAGAGTATTATGAAATCTTCAGAGTCAAAAATTATTACCGAATCAGGTACATTTGAAATGGATGACGGAGAGGTAGACTCGAAGTTAATCGACGTTCATGACAATTTAACAGATGTGACAGGAGCTCCTACAAATTACGAAAGTAGTGGTGTTTCTTATATGTTAGATCAAGGTGCAAAAAACATTCTTTCAATGAATGATGTTTTTAAACGCCCTATTGAACTTACAACCTTTCAAACTCCTGTTGGAGGTAGTATATCAGTTAAATTGAAAGTATGGGATCTTGCTTCGCTTAATGCGTTTTTTAGATCAAAGACGAGAAATTTTGCTTATTTTAAAGGAAAATTGATGATCAAGGTAGTAGTATCAGGATCACCTTTTCATTATGGTAGGCTTATGCTCTCTTATCAACCATATCCTCTACGTAATGCTACTTTAGTAGCACACGAGGCATCCATAGCTGCTAATACTGCTTGGCGACCTATGTTGCTTAATTATTTGTCACAATCTCGTGAATCAGTGGCCATGTCTGTTACAGACAATGAACCTACTATTCTTGAGATTCCCATGATTACTCCTAAAGCGATGTTTAGGTTGTATAATACAGCATCAACTGCTATTGCAGATACTACGTCATTTGATGATTTTGAGAATGCTGGCACTCTATTTTTATATTCCATTGGGGATATTAAAGCTGCTGCTGCCACTGCATCTAATGTTTCTGTACAAGTTTATGGTTGGTTTGAGGATGTGGAATTAGGATGTCCAACGGGCACCAATATCCAAATCACAACGGAATCTGGTTTATCAGAAATGAAAACTGGACCCGTTGAAAAGATTACATCTTCACTTGCACAAATGGCTGGCGCTCTTAAAAAAGTGCCTTTCATAGCTCCATATGCGAAAGCTTCTGAATTTATATTCAAAGGACTTAGGGATATATCTTCCATCTTTGGATGGTCTAAACCAGTCTTGGTGGATACTCCCGCTATAGTCAAAAATGAACCTTTTCAAAATGGTTCTCAAGTAATTGGATGCGATACCGTAAAACGTATTACATTAGATCCAATGCAGGAGATCACTGTTTCGCCTAGTGCCGTTGCGTCAGAACATGACGAAATGACTATTGCATATATTGCATCCAAAGAGTGTTATTTAGATTCATTCAATTGGAACGATGATAGTGCCGTTATGACCAACATTTTTAAATGTAGGGTTCATCCTATGTTAGCTACTATGATATCAGGTGTTGAAAATTATTTTCAACCAACACCAATGTGTTTCGCCGCTACTCCTTTTGAGGTGTGGAGAGGAACTATTTCTTTTAGATTTGACATTGTTTGTTCTGCATACCATAGAGGAAAGTTAGCTTTTTACTATGAGCCGAATTTAGCACAACAGGCATTAATTGATGCTGATCTTGATATGAATAAAAATTTCTTTAAAATAATTGATATTCAAGAAACACAGTCTATTACTTTTTGTGTTAAATGGGCTTCTGACAGAACATGGTTAAGGTGTTTCCATAGTTGGGCAGCTGGCTTGAATTATCAAGATTTTTCTGCTACCAATCAGGCATTAGGATATGCCAATGGGTATATTGGTGTAGTTCCTTTTACTACGTTACAGTCACCTGATAATTCGGATATTGACGTAAACGTTTATGTATACTCTGATGATTTGCAAGTAAATCATCTTAATGATTCAAATATCACCACGCGGCGACTCATTTCCACTGAGTCCGGTCTTACTCCTGTAGATACGAGGTTAAGTTCGACCAAAGCTGTCACTTGCATGGATTTAAATCCAAGTAGTGCTACAGACATTCATGTCTCATTATTGCACTATGGAGAAGAACCTCTTTCTTTTCGCCCTTTGTTAAATAGATATACAACAAATGGTGTAGTAGCAGTCACAACTGATGCAACTACTTCGAAGAAAATTGACACCACTTATCCGGCTATGCCTATAAATTCCTTAGTTTATGGAGCAACAACTAGTATTGCTAATTCATATCGTGAATTATATTCATATTTGAAGTATGCGTACGTTGGAGTCCGTGGTGGAATAAGATGGAGAGTACGTCCTAATTTTAGGATAGAGGAGACTGCTTGTCAGCGGTTTCAAGTTGAGTTAATAGCTCCTGGCACGTCAATGACGACTGCTCTTTCTATTAACACCGACACACCAAAGATGATGCTGAATGGTTCAGTATCATGTGTACCTAGTACAAATGGGGGTTTAGAGGTAGAAATACCTTTTTACTCTAACAACCAATTCGTGTTTGCATTTGCTGACGATCTCATTGGAACCAACAATGTTGGTGAGATGGAAACGACGTGGCTCAAAGAATTTAAAACTTCTTTTGAGGCACACAATGCAACCGAGGCTGGAGATGTAATATATGATTACGCTACTGGCGAAGACTTCACATTCCTTCGCTTTCAAGGCGCACCATATTACTCCGGCACTCCACTCGTTTAAGTTGGCCCAAAGCGGGCAGGCG